AAGTTGCCAGAGCGAAAGCACAAAATGAGCACAAGCAATCAAAAAAGCCCTAAATACCTAAGAAAAACGCCCGTGCAACACAGGCGTTTTTGATGTTTGGTATCCGGCGGCTACCCGTTTTTTATTCAGTTCCTTGCAGTTTCTCGTCCGTAAAAAGCGGCTGTTTATCTATATTTTCCGTTTGCGCTCGTTTTAGGGCTTGGAATAAAAGGTTGCCAGAAAGTTGCCGGAAGGTTGCCAGTTACGCAGTAAAATATTTTTCAACCTTGAAATCCTTACCGTCTATATCGTTAATGAAATCTTTTGCAAGGCTGAAATAAAACTCCGGGTCTTCTCCCCTGCCTACCATTTCGGCGGTATCATGGCTATCGTTGTAGTACATATTCATGCACAGATAGTATTTGCATACCGCCGTTATGCCTTTCGTCGCCAGAAACGCCTTGATGGTATCATAGTCCCATTTTTGACCGTATGGGCGCATACCTTTGACTATCTGCCGCGCCTCTTCAGGAGTTATCCGATATGCTATCTCTTCGAGGCAATATATTGTTTCTCTGTACACCTCCGGCAGGCGGTCCTTTACCGTGTGCATCATATCAGAGAGCGCATCGGTCACTTCCGTCATATCGGTGTGCCTATCGGATATCAGGCGTATGATCTCCTTAAAGCTCATTACTCTGCGCCTCCATTAATGCTTGCAAGGCTGTTGGTTGGTGCGCAAGTTTTATTGAGCAGTTTAAAGCTGCCGCCCGTGGCGTTGGTCTTGACGATGGTAGCATACCTGGTGCGGGTGCGTATGGCGCAAGCTGTGACCTGGGCGCAGCAACTATCTATCAGCGGATACTGTTCCGTGCCGGCGCCTATGGTGACAAACACGGGCGCGGTTATAGTGGTAGCCGCCGGGATAGACTGAGCTACCACGATGCAGTATTTCTGATTGTCGTTATAGTTGCCTGCCGGGAGGTTGATTATCAGCCCGGTTCCCGCCGTGAAGGTAACGGCCTGGGAGATTATAAGGTTGGGACAGAGTTTGCATACATTTTTACAAGCCATTTTTTATGCTCCTTTCAAAAATCAAGGGGCAGCATACGCCGCCCCGATATATCACGGCATAGCCGGAATTAGCAGCAGCAGCCGCAATTATTACCACAGAAGGGGGAGTTCCCCGCGTTGTAGGTGTAACCGTTGGGATAGCGGACTACTCCGTACATGCGGTTATCCATCTCAAGGCTGGACACTTTGTCCCTGAGAGCCTGCATTTCGTTCGCCTGTATCAGGGAGCGGGTGGCCTCGGCCTCGGCGTGGATAGCGGTGGTTATGTCGCAGGTGTTCTGGTTCGTTTGCGCTGAGAGGTTGGCTATACCGAGCCTCTGTTCACAGCAGCAGTTTGCGAGCTGGCTGGACAGGTTCCGGCCTTCGGTGGTGATAGCGTTGTTCAGCGCGAAGGTGGAATCACATATACCGTTGCCGATGTTAGTCAAGCGGTCATTGATCTGGCCGAATTGCTGACCGAAGAGAATTTCCTGCTGAGACGCAGCGGTGGCATACTGTCCAAATTCGCCCTGGCGGTTCCAGCCGCCAAAGCCGCCGCCCATCATAGCAAAGATCAGGATTAAGGCAAATATCCAAAACCCCGAACCGCCAAGGTTTTCGTTGCCAGTCACGGCAGCGATATCAGAGAGAGAAGGTGAATCCATAATTGTTATTTTCCTTTCTTTTATTCAAAATCCGGCCGTACGCTCCGGTTTTTGGTTGTATTTTTATCACGATTGTGTTATAATCCTCCCATGGAGGTGGTGTAATGTCATTAGACAAACTCAAGTCCCATATTGGGGAGCGGTACAATATGTTAACCATTATTGATGTAGTCAGGCCCGACGGTTATAAGCAAGCAGTTTTTAAATGTCAGTGCGATTGCGGTAATGCCGTCTATGCTTTTCCTTATCAGGTGTATACCGGTAAGACAAAATCGTGTGGCTGCTACAAGCAAGCCTTGCTCGTAGCAACCCGCCGTACACACGGGGGAAGCAAGAACCCGCTTTACCTCGAATGGCGTTCGATGGTTTCTCGGTGCCACAATCCAGAGTCATATAATTTCAAAGACTATGGCGGGCGGGGGATAACCGTTTGCGATGCTTGGCGCAATTCGCCGCAGGCATTTTACGATTGGGTGGATTCGACCGGAGGTCGTCCGAACCGCGCGACGCTTGACCGCATTGACAATAACGGACCGTATTCGCCTGAAAACTGTGTTTGGGCTACTATGCATCAGCAAAGCCGCAATAAGCGCAGCAACATTTTCGTTACCTACCAAGGGCGGACAAAATGTCTGGCCGATTGGGCGGAAGAGTTGGGGCTAAGCCACGAAACTTTGCGTTATAGATATCACCGTGGCATGACACCCGAACAGATATTGCACAAGGGCCCGCTGCCCAATTCAGGTCGATTTAAGCCCAAGGCGCGTTAGAGTTCACCGCGTACCTGTGACAGAATGTCTTCGGGGTCTATCCCGTATTGCTTGCAGGCCGCATAAAACATCTGTTTAGGGTCGCCGTTGCCTATCATCTGCTTTATCTTCTGCATTTGTCCGGGAACGGACATCATCTGTTTAGCCTGCGCTATCATTTGTGGGTTGAGTTTCCTCGGATTTCCTCCGCTTAGCATTTGTAGTATCGGGTTTGGCATTTATCATTTCCTCCAATCTGGCTATTCTCTGTTCAAGGCCGTTCACATCGACAGGCGGAGCGGGTTTATACGGGGTTATGCTGTAAGGCGAGAGAGAGGGGAATCCCGCCCCGTCCGTTGTTTTAAGCCACACTATGGGGGCCGTTTCGTCCAACAGAAGAACGGAGCTATTAGGGGGCATTTGATATGCCTTTGCGCCGCCCTCACCGTTCACTTTGACTACTTCGGTTCGCTGATATTGGGTTTGCTGGTTAAAATAAGGTTGGTATGGATACACTGTTTCACGCTCCCTTCTACCTGAATTTTGGCATAAAAAAAGAGCCGACAGGATTGCTCCCATCGGCTATTTATCGGCTATTTACAGTGCGTTTTCAGTTGTTTTTCGGCGGCCTTGCACCGCCTTCGTATCTGGTCATATTCAAGGGGTATTTCGAATTTAAGCTGGTACTCGCCCGTCAGAGCGTCGTATGGCACCCCGTCTAAAAGGCGGCGGGTTATCAACCAGCGGTCTTTTTCGTTATGTATCCATTCGTGTATGAGTGCTTCCCATTCCGTGCGGGAGCGGGAATTAAGCAATGCTTTATCCATTTCAAAGGGGCCCGCTTCTCCAAAAGCCTATACCTCCTTTATAAAAGTACGCCCCCCAATTAAGGGGGGCAATTGAAAGGGAATCCCGTCCGGGGGCTACTGTTTGTTGTAGTTTGCCGAGGATATACCCAGTACCGCGCCGAGGAACGTGTCAACGGCGGTGATAGTGCCGACTATCTCCTCAGGATAGGGGAGGTTCCAGATACCCGCAAGGGCGAAATAGAGGGTGCCTATGGCGGGGAGCCAGATCAGGGCGATTGCCTTGAGAATGTCGTATACCTTATTTGAGAGTTTCATATTTTTTCCTCCTTTAGTTGTTGTGTGCTTCAAGCCTGTCCAGCCGGTGGTGGGCGCTTTTCGCGCTTTCCTCCACCCGCGTCACGCGGCGGTCTATGCCCTCGACCTTGCTGGCCTGCGCCCGCATATCGAGTTTGATATCGTCCACGCCGCGCTTGATGTAGTCCACGTCCGATTTGAGCGCGGTATCAATGGCGGTGTCGTGTGTAGCCGCATCAACCGCGTCTTTCCTTGCGGTCTTTATGTGGGCAATCCAGCCCAGCAAAATGCCGCTCAGTCCCGTTACGATTGCCCATATCCATTCTTTGGTCATGGGTACTCCTCCTTATTTTTTTAGTGTGCCTACATAGATTTTGCCGTCCACGGATACGGTAGCCTGTAACACCTCCGGCAGTTCCGTTTCCCCAGCGTTTGCATAGTCGCCCGCAAACCGCCGTATGGCCGCAATGGTGTTTTTGCCCGCTATGCCGTCCGCGTCCCCCGCGTCATAGCCCAGAGCGTTAAGGGCGGTTTGCAATGCCTTGATATCGTCGCCCCTCATCATGGGGGTAGTCAGGGTTATGATCTTCCGCGCCTTTACCTCCTCCTTTTCTTCCTCCTGCTGGAGCAGGGCAAGCCGCCCCCAGTGCGTCCAGTTGCCATCGGACAGCTTGCGCTTGCATACGCCATCGTCGCGGCCTTTTGCTTCTATGGTGTAGCCGTCGCCGACATATACGCCGACGTGAACCATTTTCTTGCTGCTTTCGCTGTACTTGAATACGAGGTCGCCCGCACACATGGGGGTTTTCCCGGCGTAGCCCCTGTTTTCGCCGCACATACGGTAAAGCCCCTGGGCGTTGGTGTCGCCCTTCATCCAGTGCTTTATGTCGCTGATGTAGTGTACGATGAGGCCAGAACAGTCGAATGCGTAGAGAGGCCGTTTTTCGGCCTTCTCCATGAATTTCACGGCGCGGTTGTAATTCGTGTCGCTGGTTTCGCGCCGTTCTATCCATGCGTAGGGGTCGCTCATGCTGTCAACCTGCTGCCCCTGCGCACCCCAGACGTACATATCCCCCACATGGCTTTCGAGGTATTCTATAAAGCCTGTTACTCTGCTCATCTGCGTTTACCTGCCACAAAGAGGCCAAAGCCTATCAGGGAGAGGGGGATGGCATAGGCTATAATAGATATGTCGCCGGTCTTGGGTATCACCACGGGATTTTTTGCAATGGGCTGTTCGGCGGGCTGTGCGGCGTTAAAATAATAAGTCTTACTTACAGTCCTGTTTTTCTGCATGGCGTTGTAGAGTTCTTCGGCGGTGGTGGCGTTGTCGTATGCCATGTCCTTGATAGTGACGCGGAGGGCGGCGGGCTGGTCTATGACTATGCCAGTAATGTTGTAAGTGCCGTCCGCAAGCTGCAAGTTGTTCTCGTCCAGCTTTACACCGTCCAACTCGATTATAAGCTCCATGTCGGTCAGGTCGTAAAAACGGGGTATGCCTATGTCAACCTTGAGCAAGAATAGCTCGTTGTTGACGTAGGTCTTGGATACCGCCTTGCCGGTCTGGTAGTCCAGCGCGGTTATATCCAGAGTTACGGGGTCTGCGGCGTAGGCTATGGTGCAAAGGCACAGCATGAGCATTACCGCGAGGATACAAGTGAGTTTTTTCATTTTGATTTTTTCCTTTCTTTGTTTTTGTTTTTTTTAATTATGAAAAAAGAGCCGTGCGGCTCCTTAATCCGTGTATTCGCTCCATTTGGAGCTGCCCGCCTTGGGCTTGTAGACGGTGGACTTGATGTGCTGCTCGGTGCATTGCCACGTTTTGCCGTTGTAGGTCACTATGGTGTTTACCTCAATCACCGTGCCGTCCTCGATGTCGCCCCACGCGGGATAGGTCACGGTCTGCACCGTCCAATATGTGCCGAGGTTTGCGGCAGGGGGCTTGTTGCGGCTGTATTTGAGGGCGACATAGCCCTCAACTGTGTCTCCGGCTATGTAGCGGGTCTCAGCGTCCCACGGTGCGCCCTGTGTAGGGGTGGGGGTAAGCCCAGCCCGCGCCGCCGTCAGCACCTCTACAAGGTCGGTCTCGTGCGCCTCGATTTCAGCTTTACGCACGGCTACCAGCGCCATAAGTTCACTGCGCGTCATTCACGTTCACCCCCAGCTCTGCCAGCGCGTCTATATAGTCCTGCGTGGTGGCCTGCGCCTCATGCTCCGTCCAGCTCTGGACTATCGCTTCGCCGCTGTCCTCCCAGCTCTCGGTATAATAAAAGCCCTCCTTTGAGGGCATGGGGGAACGGGTCACGGGCTTATAGCCCAACTCCTTTATTGCCGCATCGTCATTGGTGGAGAGGTGCGCCCCTGCGGGGTGCGTCACACCGTTGATTATAAGCGGCGATTGCAATTTAACCGGCAGGCGTAAATATTCGGGATACCCGCCCGCCAACTTGGCATAGTTTGTGTTTAGCATTGTTTTCTCCTTTATAGGATTAGATTATATGAGCCATCTGTGTTTGGTGTAGGGTCATAAGATGTTTTGGAGGGTATGACAAAAGTGGGGACAACACCGAAACGATCGTCCGGGCGGGCGACATAGCTGGTGCCATCGGTATAGACGATTTGCGTCAAGTCGGCATTGCCGAACGACGAGAGAAACCAGCGGCCAGCTTCGCCGTCAAGGATTTTAATCCTACTGGCGTTACTCTTGTATAGCTGTAACGCTTTGCCCTCGGTAACGCCGCTATTCACCCCGAAGCCCACCATAGTGTAGGTCGGAGCAAATACCTTGCGGGTTATGCTGCCGCTTTCCCTCAGTGCAAAGGTCGCGTCCATTATTTTGCTTTTCAGCGTTTCTGGGTAGCTGTTGTAAATCGAGGTCATTTTGCTGTCGAGAGTGCCGCCGGGGTAGGTGGTCAATCTGCCGAAGGGGGAGTTGCTGTGGATATTTTTCCTCACCAGCACCACACCGCCGCTCACAAGATTGTCCTCATCCGCTATCTCATAGTTAGGCGTACCCGCTCCACCGTCCGTGCCTATATTTATCAACGCTCCCAGCGGCAAATCGGCTATGGGCGCACCGCCGCCCCCTGCCATCATCATTCTGCGCCGTAAGGCAAACTGCAATGGTATCATGCGCTCACAACCTCCTGCACCGCCCACACACCGTTGAATACGTCAAATTCGTAAGTCTTACTCGCCTCTATTGCCGGGGCCGCGCCAATGAATGTACCACTAAATGACACTGATACGCTACTGCCCGTGGTAAATGTGCCGTGCGCCCAGCCGGATGCGGGCGGGGTAAACACGTATGTACCCACAGGAGAGGATACGTTATATATGGTGTTTGCCGCCAGCGCCGCGCCGCTGGCGGGGAGGGAGGACGCCATAACAGGCGGGGTCAGATAGTCCACGCCGCCCTCGGCCTGCGCCACCTTGCCGCCCGCGCCTTTGAGCAGACCGTTAATGTTGGTCGCGGTGTCGGCAGTTATCTCGTTAGGGCCAGCGGGACCCTGTTCGCCCTGTGCGCCAGTGTCGCCTTTCGCTCCCGTGTCGCCCTTTGCCCCCTGTGGGCCTTTGATGCTGACGCTTGCGGGGTTATCCAGCCCACCGTTGTTGCTCCATGAGAGTATGCCATCAGCAGAGACGGCGGGGGTGAAATACGGGCCAGTGTCGCCCTTGGGGCCGTCCGCGCCCTTCGGGCCTTGGATACCCTGTGGGCCTTGCTCACCCGTATCACCCTTCGCGCCGGGGTCGCCTGTCGCGCCTTTTTCGCCTGTCGCGCCTTTTTCGCCCTGCGGGATACCGAACTCAAAATCAAATACCTTTGCGGTGTCCGCGCCGCTTGCCGTTACCTTTACGGTGGCGGCGGCTCCGGCGGTGAGGGTGTTTGCTGTGGCGGTAGGTGTGCCAAACCCTGCGGCTGTGCCGGGGTCGCCTTTTGCGCCGGGGTCGCCCTTGGCTCCGGGGTCGCCCTTGGTTCCCTGCTCTCCTTGTATGCCTTGTTCGCCTTGTATGCCTTGCGGGCCTTCGGGGCCTTGGATACCTTGTTCGCCCTGCTCACCTTGCGGGCCTTTTATGTTGGCTTCGGGGGGATTGTTCAGACCGCCGTTATTGCTCCATGAGAGTATGCCCTCTGCGGATACCGAGGGGGTAAAGTAGGGACCGGTGTCGCCCTTGGGGCCCGTATCGCCTTTAGGGCCAGTGGGGCCTTGCTCACCTTTTGCGCCCTGCAAGGGGCCGTTGTTTACCCACTTGGAGTTTACGCCGTCCCAGATATATATATCATACGGTTCGCCCGCGCCCACGCCGTAAGCGTCGCCAGCGGAGGGGTTAGATACTCCGGCCTGTAATGCGGAGAGGGAAGCGTAATAGCCCAACACGGCAAATCCTTCGCCTGTATCGCCTTTGGCTCCCTGTGCGCCCTGTGGCCCCCGTATATTGACTGTGGCGGGGTTATCCAGCCCGCCGTCATTACTCCACGACAAATCGCCGTCAGCGGTCACAGAGGGCGTATAGTGCGCTCCTGCGGGGCCTCGTTCGCCTGTGGCTCCCGTATCGCCCTTGGGACCCGTGTCTCCCTTGTCTCCGGGGTCGCCTTTGGGGCCAGTGGGGCCCTGCTCACCTTTGGGGCCAGTGGGGCCCGTTTCTCCTGCGGCTCCTGTGTCGCCTTTATCGCCTTTCTTGCCTTCGGGGCCTTGGGGGCCGACGGGGCCTGGAGTGCCGTCCTGCCACGCCGAGCCGTTTGCGGTTCGAGTGAGTACCTGCCCTGGCGTTCCGCCCGCCGGCAATCCCCCGCCACTGGAACCGCCGCCACTCTGCGCCGCCTCGTTTATGGCCGCTACAAGGGTATTCTTGTCCGCGGTGGTCAGTTCGTCCATGTCGCCGATTTTTGCAAGGAGTTGTTCGTACTGCGTCAGGGATATATCCGGCAGTTCGCCATCCGCAGCGCCGAATGGCAGTACGTCAAGCCATACCGGGCCCGCCGTCACGCGGCTGTCAGCTTTTATGCCGGATAGTTTCAGTTCCCAGCGTCCTGCAGTGAGGTTTATTCCCTGCGCTGCAGTGATTTCGCCACTTGCGAGCTCCGCGGTTATGGTCTTATCTCCGCATACAAAATAGGCCGTGATAACGCGGCCCTTCCAGTCGGCGTCAAACGCAAATTTTGCAGTCAGATAGTTTATGCTGTCCGCCACCACAATGGGTGTGCGCAGCATAAGCCTCTGCCCGCGTATAATGCCTGTAAGCATAGTCGCCCTCCTACAGTTTGTATTCTATGACATAAGTGCCGGATATTTTATTCACTTTTACCCGGTCGCCCGCTTTCAACGAGAGCGCGGCGTTATATTTATAGCGTTTCTGCGTAGCGGTAGTTTCTCCGTCAAATTTGAGAGTGGCTTTGCCGCCGGACACTGCCACCACGGTGGCAAATTTCGCCGCTGATGGCCTGCGCTTTTGTAAAAACAGTGCTTCCTGCTCCTGATATATCACACGAACACCACCTTTTTTGCCTGATGCTCCATGAGGGCGCCAGGGCGTATCTCTATTTTCCAGTCGGTTTCTTCGTATACGCCTACCAGCTCCCCGTTATACAGCGCGATAACATCTCCTACGCCATGGGCCGGGTTTACGGCCGTGTAAAATTTGATTTTTTGCGTTGCAAACATGGATTTCACAGCAAGATTATCCGCGTATTTTTGCAGCGCCGTCTGGCTTGCTATATTATCCAGTTCAACCGGCGTCGCCAATATGCGCCGCCCCCTGCGTACCGTGGACAAAGCGGAGATCATGCTGTCATTTATGCCCGTTGCGGTCATGGGGTTGTCATAGTCAGGGTTAGATACGTTGACGATGAAAACGTTGGGGGCCTCATATATGTCCATTTCCTCTGTGTATTCCGGGGCGATAATACTATATTCGTCATCCCGATACTCCCGGTCTATGTTGGAGCTGGACGGGGCCTCGTACCTTTCAAGGCGGGCCACCCCATCAAAATCAAACCAAATATCCGAAAAGTTTATCTCGGACAGCAGGGTATTGATAATGGTCAGGTATTCTGTGCCTATTTCCCAATCCTCACGGTCTGTGGCAAGAGTGTCCTCGCAATCGTCCATCCGTATGCGCGGTATTCCGGCGTCCCGGATAAGGCTCTGTATCGCAGTCATATATGGCGTCCCCGCCGCAATATAATACCGGGTCTCGGTTTTGGTCTGTTTGAGCCTCAGCGCGCGGTCGTATGCCTCTATGGTGTCCTCGTCCTTGCCGTATTTAGTGTGTTTGGTAGTCAGCGTGCCCACCATGTATATGCCGAGAGGATACTCTATGCCGTCCTTGATGTAATACGGCCTTATTTCATCGTTTAGATAATCCACATTGTCGTTATGCTCGAACACGCCGTACATGGAGGTCTTTATTTCGCCGTCGGCAGCCATGGTGACGGTGGGATAGTCATCCCCCACCGCCGTCAGATTGTGCTCTGTAACAGCCCCGTTGCGTATCACCTCAAAGCGGCTGGCTACTACGCTCATCGTATCAATCATGCTCAATCCTCTCCATGTTGTCCGTTTGCTGTATGCTGCACGAAAATGCCCTGAAAAACTGGTCTATGCTCAGCTCGAAGCCCATCAGCGGGCCGGTGCACAGGCAGCCGTGCTGATCTCTGTATATCACGGTCTTGCCCAGCAGTCCCTCAAAAGCCGCTGCCTGCGCCGCATCGTTAAAAGCAGCGTTAAAACTGTATATTTTGGTTATTTGCTGCGAGGTCTCAGCCACGGGATACCGCCGCCCGGCGTAAAACTGATACGCTACATCCTGATACACCGACACGCCCAGCGGGCTATTCTGCGCGGTGGAATATTCCAGCCGCAACCATTGCATTTCGCCCAGCGCCGCTATCTCCGGCGCGTCTACCGAAAGCGTGACCGTGACCTCATTGGACATGGAGTAACTGTCTCCAGCAACGCCGCGCACTTTATATTTGTGCGTCCCTATGGCCATTTGGTCGGAGTATGTGTGTGCCGTGGTTTTTGCTATTGGTATGTCATCGCGGTAGATATAGTAAGTTTTGTGATCCGTTTCTGTCCACGCAAGGGTCGCTTTTTCGCCGCCCGCGGCAAAAAGTGTTATTGGCGCGCCGGGGGTGTTGGCAACGGTAAATTCAGCCGTTCCCCAATCGCTCCAAAGGCCGTATTCGTTCTGTATCCGCACCGCGGCTATGTGCGCGCCATCAGCCAGATATTCTTTAACCTTATACTGCTTGTCAGTGCTGTAAGCGGTGTGCAATACTGCATTGTCGATCTTTATTTGATAGGCAAGCTGCCCCTCGCCGGTCCATGTTATCACCGGCCTCGGGCTTGAGGTAGCATATACCGTTGGAGCCGGTGGTTTCCCCTGAGCCGTAAAAGATGCTTCTTCGCTCCACGCGGATACTGCCCCATAGACGTTGGTGCAGCGCACACGCCATTTTACAATGCCTGCGGTAAAAGTGTTTGGAGGTATATTTACATTAGTGTTTGCCGATTCCGTGGAGGCCAGCTCAGTCCAGTCCGTGTGCGACGCGTCTTTATATTGCAGTTCGTACTTTTTCTGTGAGATGCTGTTTTTGCTTTCATATGTCCATTCAAACCTTATGGTCTCCCAGCTTCCGGCGTATGTGTTTTTCGGTTTTGTCGCCGTTGCGGTTATTTTATCGTTCGGGAGCAGGCCCCTTATACAGTAGCTGCCGTCGGGGTTTTGGGCATCCTCCAGTTGTGTTGATTGAGGGATTATAAAAGCGGGGACAACGCCGTAGGAGTCGGACGTGTAGCGGTAGCTGGCGGTGCCATCGGTGCTGACGCGGCGCGAGCGGGAGGCATCGTAGCGCGACGAGAGCCACCAGCTAGCAGTCTCGCCATACCTTTTAATTCGGCTGGCGTCGCTGTTGTAGAGTTGGAGGGCTTCGCCCTCGGTAGTGCCGTTGTTATCCCCAAAGCCCACCATAGTATAGGTCAGGGCAAACATTTTGCGGGTTATGCTGCCGCTGCCTTCGAGCGCGAAGGTGACGTTTAACATTTTCTCGCGCAGCGCTTGCGGGAAGCTGTTAAAAATCGTGGTTTTTATCAGTTTGTCCAGCGTCCCGTCCGGGTAGTTTCCAGAATTTCCAAACGGCGAAGGTTCGTATATTTCTTTATATGCCAGCACCGCTCCGCCGGATACGAGGTTGTCTTTATCCGCCACTTCGCATAGCCTGTTTTCTTCGGTGCCTACCGGGATGAGTATTGTTGCCCCGAGCGGCAAGTCTGCTAATGTCGCCATATTACCCTCCGTATCCCATCCGCACGCTGCGTCGGTAGTTGTTCGCCATGTCAATGAGTTTTTGTATGTCGCTTATCTGCGACATATCAACTCTGATATTAAAGGTGTCGCCGCCCACGCTGCGGCTCTCCTGGTTGGTGAGCACCTGGCTTCCCTTTGGGAGGTTGACCAGCTCCGGGCCGTTCTCGCCCACCCAAGTCAGGCCGCCGCGCCAGTTGTCGGTGCCGGCGGCGTTATGCGCCACGCTGCCCATCCAACGCCCGAAGCTGCTGTCTGTGCCGTTAAAGACGTTGGCTATGCTCTGTATATTCGAGGTGTCAAATCTCTTCTGCCCGAAGGAGAAAAGATAATCCAGCGTGTCTGTAAGCGCTCCCACAGCGTTTACGACCACCTTCACCGCGTCCGCGAACAGGGCCAGTACGCCGCCAATCGCCTGGAATACCGGCTTTAGCAGGTTGAGTATATCCAGCACCGGCTCTAACGCCTGTAACAGGTTGCCCGCCAGTTCGATGATTGTGCCGAAAAGGTCAACCAGCCCCGTATCCGCCGCAAACTCCGCAAATTGCATCGCAAGGTCGCCCACGATCTGTATTACCTGTTCGAGGGCCGGTGCAAAAGCAGCCGCAACTTTGCTTTTCGCGGCTTCCATTTTTGCCTCGAACATTCCGAGCGAATCGCTGAGAGAGGCCAGCTTTTGTATGTCCTCGTCCTTCACGATGGGCGCTGCCGAGGCTACCTGTTCTATTGCCCTGCCGTATTTTTCAAGCATGGGGATAACGGCTTCTTCGCCGGTCGTTCCCAGCAGTTTTGAGGCTATTGCATTTCTATCGGTTACGTCGGACATCTGTGCCAGAGCGCTGTATACCTCCGTAAAAAGCTGTGCCTGTGATTTCATCGTGCCGTCGGTGTTTGTCACCGATACGCCGAGGCGGTCGAACATTTCCGCCGCTTCGCCGGAGCCGCTGGCGGCGTCCTGTGCTTTCTCTGCAAGGGCGGAAAGGTCTCCCTTAGCCTGATCCATCGAGTAACCCACGGACTGCATTACATAATCGAGCTGCTGATATGATTCGGTGGACATGCCGAGCTGAGATGAACCGCTCTCGATTTCTTTGGCCCATTCTGCCTGCTGCACCGTCAAGTCGATAAGCGCTTTTTCTACCACCACTATCGCGGCGGCTACCGCCGCAAACGTGCCTATCAGCGCCATGGATTGACCGTCTATCTTCACCATCCCGTCGAGGGTTCCCTTGATGTTGTCCGGCAGGCTTATTCCAAATTTGCTGCCCAGTTCGTCGAGCGCATCGCCCAGCCCCTTGCTGTTGTCCCCCGCATTATCAGCCCCATCGCCGTACTCTTTCAAGGCTTCCGTGTTGTTTTTCAGCTCTTTTTCGGCTTTTATGAGCGCCGTTTCGGTGTCGTTCACGGCCTTTTTCATGCGCATCGTGCGTTCGTCGGCCTCGCCATAGGCCGCGCCCACCTTCTTTAGCCACTCTTCCTGCAATTCCAGTTTGTCTTTCAGGTTCAACACGCTTTCGTCGAGGTTTTTGTTTTTTGCGTTCAACGCCTCGGCGGAATCGGCATTATCCTCAAACTGCGCCGCCAGCTTTTTTGATTCCGATTGCAGCACTTTCATGCCGTTATCTATGCTTTTCAGCGCTTCTTTATATTCCTTTTCCCCTTCGGCTATAAATTTCGTTCTTATGCTCGGCATTTACGTACCTCCCAAAAATGCGGATAGGCTTTTAGTTTTCTCCTGCGTTATGCCCTGTATTTTTGCATATTCTTTGATTATTCTTGCTATCCTGTACGGCGTGGCCGTTTTCCAGAATTCCCTTTCACTCAGTCCGAATCGTATCACCCATACCGTAAGATACCACGCGAAATTTATGGGTTCGTCTTCCGCGTGGTTTTCGCGTTTTTTGGTTCCGCTTCCTCATCGCCGCGAAGCGCCGCTGTAGTCAGGTCCATCACGAGCGACGTTACGCCCGAAAGCTGTGAGGGCGGTATGAGCCGCCCCACTTGCTTCACGGTATAAGACTTGTCGGAGCCCTCGCTGTCAAGATAGTCGTTTATCATGGCAGTCAAAAAGCACACGATTGTCTTTGTCGTAGCGCTCCTGAGCGCTTTTGATATATTGCCGTCAAACATTTCCTGCACGTCCGCCAGCACATTCATGTTGCAGCAGAGAGTCATTTCCTGTCCGTCAAAGGTGTATTTTGCGGTTTTCAGTCTTATATCCATGCCGTTCTCCTTTTATGACGCGCCGAAGCACTTGTTTATCCACGCTACCGCATCGCTTTCGCTTGCCAGTATTGCAATCTCCATGATATTCTTGTCCTCGCTGTCATCTGCTAAAAACTCGCCCGTGGTCGTGGGAGTCTGGAAGGTGATGCTGTCGCCTTTTGTGGCGTATACATAGCCGGGTGCGCCAAAAAGCACCTTGTACACAAAGACGGCGGTGTATTTGTCCGTGCCGTCAATAGCGTCCGGGGCGTAAAAGCCCATGCCGACATACTTCGCAATGTCCTTCGCAGTGGCTTTAAGGCTCTTTTGTGAGGTGTTTGTTCCTACGTTGCGCGTATTTTCGCTCATGCCAAAAAGCAGTTTCTGTGCCGCGTCGGTGATGTATTTCACTCCAACGCTGGCAGTGCCGCCGGTTATGAGTTTCTTGTACTCGGCAAGGCGGCTCTCGGCGTACAGTCTGCCCTCGGCAGCGGTCAGGTTCAGCTCCACGCTCATTGCGTCGCCCATGCTTACGGGCGTATCATAAGTGATGGTGCCGTCGGTATTTGTGTACTTGCCGATTTTTATTCCTCTGAGGTCAAAAGTAGGCATTTAATCCAATCCTTTCTGCTTAAAAAATAGGTTTACCTTTTGGTTCAAAATTTCCTCAAATTTCTTTACTGCGCGTTCCTCGGCTATTGTCCAGAAACGGGAACCGGGGTCGTTAGAGCGCCCATAGTTGCGGCTGAATGCCACTTGCCCATTGGACGCGCCGCTGTCGTTTTTCCCTGTGGGCTTTACCATAACATAGCGGGAGCCGTCCTTATCCTTGCCTTTTGATTTTTTGATAGAGCGTAGCAGAGAGCCGGTACGATATTCGCCATACTGATATATGGCCCGTTCGATTTCCTGTTTTGCATAGTCTGCGCCATCGTTCATCAGTTCGTCGTTTAGTTCGTCCATGCCGTCCCTTACGCCTTTTAGGGCCGCCTCCACCTCATCAAATCCGGAAAACTCAACGTTAGCCATATATCCCTCCTACGCCCACCGCGGTCATGGCAATGTGGTACAGTCCCGTGTCCACTTCGTATATTTCCGCGTCCACAGTGCAACTCCAGCCTGCCGCAGCGAGTTTGTTTTTTATATCAGCAACAGCAGTTTCAAACGGAGGATTATCAGTGTAGTAATCTACGGCATACATCACTCCAGTTTCTTTTTCCACGCCGTCTGCGTACAGTATCGCAACCTGGCCCATGCATTGATATGTGACATAGGTGCGCTCGTCGCCCATATAGGGCGGGTGGCATACGGTGTATCCATCCTTGAGTATCTCCGCTATGGTCATGCCGTCACCACCCTCTGAGCCTTAATCTCCAAAAATTCCCGGCGGTCGCCTATGTTGTCTATGCTGATGATCTCGTAAGGCTCGGCATCCCGCTCATGCCATATGCGGCACTCGACGGTCACAAGGGGCGAGTAGCGCATGGTTATGGTCACGGGCTGCCGCAAGTGCAGTTCTTCCGCCTGGTATACCTCCGTACCGTGGGCACTCACCCACTTGCACCACACGGGGCCGGGGAAAACATTTTTAAAGCTTTCCGCGCTGAATCCGGCTTTGATGCTGTATTCCGGCGCTTTTATGGTGATTTTAGTTCGCATTTCGCCTGCTCCAGCTTTAATTGCCATCAAAACCACCAGCCTTTATATTGATTCAGCATCGCGCGAACCGCTATGTCTATCTCGGTCGTAGAACCCTGTATCACAGCCTCCCGGTTGGTGTACCAATGGCCTATGAGCAGGAGCATGGCCTGTCGCACAAGGTAGGGTGTCTCCTCGTATCCTGCGGTGTAGGTTATGACTGCGCCGGGCTTGTTTACCGTCACGGTGCCGCGGCGCACGTCTGCGGTATACTCCACCGCCTCGCCGTCCACCGTAACGCTGTCCACGCTTATCACGGGGCCACGCGGGAGTGTCATAGTGCCGCTCACCTCCGGGTAAGCGGTTATGGACTGCTCCGCAAATGACTTCCCGCAATAGTTCTCGCAATATTCGCGGGCCGCGCTTATGAGAGGAGCTATTATATCCTTGTCTTCGCTGGTATCGCCGGGGTTATTCCGCAGATGCAGTTTTACCTCTTCGAGGCTTAGCGGTTCCACTGCTGGGGGTTGTCTTGTTATTACCATTGTCGGCCTCCATGGCTATGGCGTAACAGCCCCTGATGAGCTGCCGCGCCGTTGCCTCGTCTATGTCAATGATGGAGCCGGGCGGGGTTACTCCCTCCGGCCCGGCTGCCAAGGTCAACATTTTGATTTTCATCAGCTCGCCTTCATCTTCAGGCGGCTGAACGCCTCGCCTACTACGGGTGCGCCGTCGCCATAGTACTCGACAACGTAGCCTATCTCGTTGTTGACGGCGTACAGCTCGTTAAGCACCTGTATGTAGAGGCCGTCGCTGTCGCATACCCAATAGCCGGTTTTAAAGTCGCCGTATACTGCCACGTACTTGCCCGCGGCTACGGCGTTAGGCGCGTACTCGGACATATACACGGGAGCGCCCAGCAGCATATCAGGCTGTCCTGCCTGCACGGAGGGCTGCCATATATACTGGCCGTCGCTGTCCTTGAGCTTTGCGATCATCTTGCAGAGGTCGCGGTGCATTACCCAGGAGGCCCCGCGCATATACTGGCCCTTCACGCCGTATTTGCACTCTATCAGGTCGTCGGTGGCCACGGCGGTGGCGGAAGCGGCGGTAACGTCGCGCCCGGTGGCTATGCCGCTGTCAGAGGCGGTAAAGATGCCCAAAGGCTGGTTAGTGCCCGTTCCGCTCATAAAGGCGTTTTCCTGCGCCGCCTCGATCTTGTACAATATGCGGTCAAGCACGGTCTGATCAGGGCTGGGCGCGTGGCGCATGAGGGTCTTGGATATCTTAATCAGTTTGGCAAGGCGCTGGGGCTTAAATTCGCGGCGGCCGAAGGCGATGGTCGCCTCTTCGGGGGCTGCCGCCACCTCGGTTGTCCATGCCACATCAGACGCATCGGTAGTCAGGCTGGGATACCCAAGGCTCTGTGCCTGACCTATGGGGCCCACAACGTTGCATATCTGGCGCATAAACATGTCATTTTTGAGCCCGGCTATGAGCTGGTTGACAAATTCCACGGGTGCGGTCAGATAACCGGCGGTAGCGTTTGTGCCAAGGGTCATGGTGGTGTTTTTGTACCTGGTTATGGACTCGGAATCGCCCTGCAGTGCACGGGCAAATACTTTAATGTGCTCGTCCTTTTTGTCGCCCAGCTTGTCGATCACTTCACCGGCGGCGCGTTCCCGCTCGAGCTGCTTCTGCTCGCGGATTATGTTGGCGTTGAGCGCGTCAAACTCCTTTTCGAGCCGGTTATAGGTCTCGGTGGATTCCGCGTCCATCACGCCGTCTTCAAATTTGTTCATTATTTCGCGCATCTGGGTTGCGGCATTTGCGCGATCCTGCATCATTTCGTAGAGTTTCTTCATCGGTTACTTATACCTCCAAAATTTTTAGTTTAGTCGCTCTGAATCTCTTGCGCTGCTCCTGCAGTGCGGTGTTTATATCTGCTGCGGGCTGGATTGCTCCCCCGTTGTCAGGCTCCCTGTTTTCCAGCGGTTTCTTCGGCGCGTGCTTGTACAGCGCAAACCACTTTTCGGTATCCGCGCAAGCCGCGACCTTTTTGTTTTCGATGAGTTCGTTTACAAAGCCCATATTAAGCGCTTCGGTGCCGCTCATCCACGTTTCTGCTGTCATAAGGGCGGATATCTCGTCCTTCTCCTTGCCGGTGCGGGCGGCGTATATGCCCGCTATCTGGTCGTTGATACGGTCGAGCTCGTCGGCGGTCCTGCGTAAGTCCTCCGCCCCACCGCCGGCGTATGTCCATGCATTATGTATCATCAACGTGGCATTTTCGGGCATTTTGATGGTATCGCCCGCCATGGCAACCACTGATGCGGCGGAGGCGGCGAGGCCGTCTATATGCACGTTTTTTGTCGCCGGGTGGCGGTTGAGGATGTTGTACAGGCTAAATCCCGCAAAGATGTCCCCGCCAGGGCTGTTGATATACACATCAAGGGTGGATATATCCCCCAGCGCCGCCAATTCTTTTTGAAATTGCGCAGGGGTTATTTCGTCGCCCCACCATGACGTATCGCTGATCTCTCCGTACAAAAAAAGCTCGCCGGCATTGCCGAGAGCTTTAAACTCCCAAAATTTATTCATTTTTTAGGGGCGCTCCTTTCGCTTGCGCGCTTTTAGGCGCGTTGAGTTTTGCGTTTTCCAGCGGCAGCATGTTGCCGTTGATAAAGTATATCTTTCCCAGCCCATCGGGTATGGGGTTCATATCCTCCAGTTCGCGGATATCGTCCGCGTTCATCACACCATTCTGCCGCATTGTGTTGTAATAGCTCGTTCGGGTGGCGGTATCGCCGCGTAGCAGACTGTTTGTATTAAACTTAAAATAATACTTCGCCTGCTCCGCCTCGCTCAACAGGTCACGGTAAAGGGCCTGCTCTATACGCACGGATAGGGGATTTATGCAGTCACGTACAAACTCGGCGCTCTGCTGCTCAATATTTGAAAAAGTGGCTTTTTCCAGATCCATGCACATGTGCGGGGGTACGCCGAAAATACGACATATCTCGGTTACAGCCCATTTGCGGCTATCAAGGAGCTGTGTCTTTGACATGTCTCTGTCCCACGGCTGCGCCGTGGAGCCGTTTTCCAGAAACATCCATTTCCCGGCGTTTTCTGCGCCGCCGTAGTTGCTCTGGAAGTCCTTTTTGAAGCGCTCGTATGCCGTATCGGAGAGTTGCCCCGGATAGGTTATATAGCCGCCGGGGGAAGTACCGGAAAAGCCCCTTTGCGCGTATTGTGTCATGCTGTTATTCAGTCCCAGCACGCTTGCGGCTATGGTCATTGGGTCTTCCGGCGTGCGGTCGCCAAATCTAAAACCGGGAATAAAGACAAAATCGCCCTCCCGGAGCGTTTCTGTTATGCCGTCATAGGTGACGTATATATACTGTTCCCCGTTTTCCCGGTTGGTGTACACTTCCGAGCAGCAGGATGTGGGCAGATTTTTGAGGTGTCGCACAAAGCCGTATCTGTCCCGCACTATGCGGAGATACCCGCCGCGAGTGAGCAGCATGTTTGCCACAAGCATCTGCATAAGCTCATACGCCGTGGTGGTGCGGTTGGGCAGCACATACAGCAGCTTATACAGGGGATGATCCCGTGCCTTTTGTTTGCCCTCCCCGGTATTTTTGTACATGTGCAGGGGCAACGCCGCCATGGTCTTGCTTATCAGGTCAACACACCTGAATACCGCCGCGACCTGCAGCGCCCCCTCTGCGCTTATGGCGTAACCCTGCCCTGCAAGGTACATCTGCCATGCGCTATCATCTGATACGGAGGGCAGTGTTTTAACGTCCGCCGCCCGTATTTCGTATGTTTTGCCAAAAAGTTTAAATCTCTTCACTGTTTACCTCACACTATTCTCAGGCCACGGTGCTCGTATACGCTGCGCTTGGGTTCCAGTTTTACCGCCGCCGCCATCGCGTCTATCAGGGCGCACATCGGGTCTATCCGCTCTATGCTCCGGTTTTTCATGGGTTTTATGTTCTCGTTGCCGTCCTGGGCTACTACTACATTGCCAAACGCCCAGCGCCCGCAAGGGTTCCTCTCGTGGGTCATTTCGCCCTCGCGTAGGAGCCGCTCAAGTTCCTTCATCGCGGGCGACATACCGCCCATGGTCTGCGGTATGGTGATTATCTTTTGTGCCGCAACCTCCTGCTGCATAAGCGGTCGCAGAGAATCTATGCGCCACTCGTCCGCCGCGATATATTTGACGTTATAATCCAGCATGAGCTTGTCGAGATAGTTTGCGATATAAGCGTAATCCACGCAATTTCCTGGGGTTGCGTGTATGTGCCCTGCCTGCACCCATTTGCCAAAGGGCACATGATCCCGGTGCTCCCGTTCTCGCATGTTTTCTTCCGGTATCCATGCGTCCACAAAAAATCGCCACTCCGTTTCTTCCGGCAGCGGCGGGAAAAGTACCGCAACGGCGGTCAGGTCGGTAGTGCTGGATAGGTCTATACCCACATAGCAGGGCCGCCCCAGCATGTCGGCTTTATGCCAGTCCCCGGCGGTATCGTCCCACAGGGTGACGGGCAACCAGCCGGTGCGTTTGAGAGATATCCACTGGTTGAGTCGGAGCCAGCGGAAGAGTTTCTCCGCCGCAGGGCTGTTTCTGGCCTTTATTGCCTCGCTGCGTACATTCTCAATTTTGATAGATATACCCAGTGATGGATTTGCCTTATACCAGTTAGCTTCGTTGTATATATCTGCGTCCTCGGGGACGGTGTAAATTTTAGCGTAAAATGCCGGATCTGTCAGTTCGCCGCTCAATACTTTTGTTGCTATCTCGTGCTGCTCCCAGCCCACGCTCTTGCGGTCGGGATCGTCGCCTGCGGTGGTTATGCACCATATTAGCTGTTCACTCCTCGCGGCGCCTGTGCCAAACGTCAGCACATCCCACAAATCCCTTTTAGGGTGAGCGTGCAGTTCGTCTACTATGACCACAGAGGGGTTAAGGCCGTGCTTTGTCGCCGCCTCTGCCGAGAGTACTTTAAAGCGGCTATGTGTGCGGAGATTAAGCATTTCCTTTGTACTGTCCCGGATTTTGATTATTTTGGACAGCACTCTGCTTTGCTCCACCATGCTCTTCGCGGCGTTAAAGGCTATCGACGCCTGATTTCTGTCCGCCGCGCCGCAGTATATCTCGCCGCCCGGCGCATCCATGACCAGATGGTATAGGCTCAATGCTGCTATCAGTTCCGTCTTGCCGTTTTTCTTGGCAATCTCCAGATATGCCATGCGGTATTGCCGCACGCCCTCGGCGGTCACGGTGCCGTATACGGAGTTTATGACCTCTATCTGCCATGGTAAAAGCACAAAGGGTTTGCCGTAAAAATCGCCGGTATGTTTGAGCGCTTGTACAAACTCGATAACTTCGAGCGCCTTGCCCGTGTTAACCACCGTACTTGTTCAGGTACGCCGCCATCGGGTCGCTCTCTGTGGCCTTTTTGGCTGCCGCTACTCCCATCCGGGCACGGCCTACCGGCGACAAGCACAGTTGCTCGGCGTATTTTATGATATTCTGCCCTTCCCGGCGCATGATAGCAATATATGGGTTTTCCGTCGGCTTGCCGTCCGCCGCCCGGTATATAAGCGGGCCGGTTTGATACTCCGCCTCGGCCTTTTGGTATATCGCCACGCTCTCGCAGTAGGCTGTAAGGGCGGATATGTCCAGATCGTTAATTATCGGAGTGTCGAGCTGGCGGTAGAGCTTTACCACCCTTTTCCATTCCTTCTTCGCCTCCGGGGACAGGCTTTTGGGTGGTTTTAATTTGTCGGAGCAGCCGGTAGGTTCGCCATTCTCCCGGTTTTCCATTGTGTCTTTAGTGTGCCGGTTTTTGCCGTTATCGACGAGCTTTAACGGCCTCGGCTTTCTTCCTGTCGGCATAGGTCCCTCCTTTCTCAAATTCTGTGTTTGCCTATGATTTTTTTGTGTCCTTTGACGCTGTTGCAATGTATGCAGGCGGGCTGGTGATTGGCGGTATCCCAAAAGCGCGGGTCGCCCGGCCCGTCAGGCGGGTCTATGTGATCCACGCACCGCGCCACCATAGTGCAGCCATCATCCAGCCGCAGGGCGCAGAGTTGATGTTCCGGTGCCGACAAATACCAGCGGGAGTATTTGCTCCATCGGGTATCATATCCGCGCTGCCGGGAGCTGCCCCGCCGCTCGTCCTGGGCGTGTATCTGCTCCTGCTGCCGCAGTTCGCCCGCCGTCCGGTGCTCATCGCAGTATCGTCCGGCGGTCAGCGCATTACATCCGGGGTGCTGGCAAAAATGTAGAGGTCGGCTTGCCATATTGCCGCTCATCTCCTTCAAAAATGCTCAAGGGCCGCTCATTGCAGCCCTTTTGATGGTATTATTATAGCACATAAAGAGTGTTGGAAAGTGTTGATTTTTATTTATCTCGTTTCGCGGCGGGTTTTAGATTATTATGCGCGGAGAGGTTCACACATCAAAAGTTTTTGCCTTATTATTTTAGTTTGTTTATCTCTTTGGTTGACTTTTTAATCTGACAGGTATATAATATAGACATAACAAGAGAGGAGATAAAAAAACAATGAAGTACGACATAACCTTTTCCTGCGGCCACACCCACACTGTTGACATCTACGGTTCCGCTGCCGAGCGTGAGCGTAAAATAAAGTGGTATGAGGCAGAAGCGGTTTGTCCCGATTGTTATAAAGCCCAGAAAGATGCCGAAGCCGCCGAAGGGTGCAGCGAAGTTGAGATGAGCTACAGCGAGTATAAAACCAATTATGCGAGCTGCAAAACCAAGCTTAATAGCTACAACAAGGAGACCAAAACCATCGTGGTATATGTACCGCAGACCGAAGATGAGGCTATTGAGGCCGCTAAAAAGGCATATGTCACCTGGGCGAATACTCCGGCCGACATGATCCTTGCGAACCGGGCAGAGTATATAGCCATACATCACAAATATGTGGCCGCGTGGAATCACGCAACACGGGATTTCAGCCGCGAGGCGTGGGGCAAACTGGCGAATTGGGAAACAGAGTATAACCATAATCACGGTTTAGCTTTTGAAATATAGCAAAGGAGGATATAAAAAATGATAACTTTTGAAACGTATGACGAGGCAGCGGAAAATTGCCGTGGTGATGAGGTTGTGGTTGAGTTTGACGGCGGCTGGGCCGTTATGTCCGTAACTGATTATCGCGTCTGGGTCATGCAGGATTAACGGAGGTGAGCACATGACAGACAACACAGTTAAGGCCCTGGGTCGGGCGTATGGTATAATGGCGGCGCAGCTCCCCGACATCATCGGGGCGCACTGCCGGGTGCAGACAGCTAATATGTGGCCCATCCGTGGGCTGGGTGAGGGCCTGCGGTATATGATCGTTAACCGCAAGCTCACGCCGGAGGTCGATAGAGCTATGCGGGACGCGCTGCAAGGCGCGGAGGATATAACCGAGGACGAACACGCGCTGCCGCTCAACCAACAAGGCATGTGGGAGCTTGCCTATATGCAGGGCCGGTGCGCCCCCGTGCTCGGTGACGGCGAGTATTTGCGGGATCAGCTCAAGGCCCGTGGCCTGACGTTGGAGCAGGCCGCCGAGGCTTGTGAGGTAAGCAAGGCCGCCGTGCATTCTTGGTGCGCCGGAGTTAAGCCGATACCGCAGGTGCGGCGGGAGCTGCTGGCGGCAAAGTTTGGGATAATGATATAAGAGGGCTATATCAGCCCTCTTATACGGTATTCTCCTTACGCTGCTATTCTGCCTATCAGCCTGTCTACCCCCTGTCTTTCAAGGGTCTTCGCCCAATCAATCGAGACGTGCATTTGCTGCGCTATCCGCTCCCAATATCCTCCTTTCGCCACTCCGTATTTAACGTACCGCAGTCTTATTGCCTCGTATTCCAGCGGTGGCAAACACATCACTTCAAATTCTATCATTCCCACCCAATGGTCGAGATTTTGCAATTCGTTTTCCAGCCGTTTTTTCTTCTTTCGCAGTCTTTTTAATTCCCGCGAGGCTTTTATCGCCGTGGCCGGAGTGCTGTCCGGCAGTTCGGTACCGCGCGGCAGGCCCGTAATCTGCTGCGGGTGAAGATCGTATTGTGCCTCAATCTCCTCGTCAACGCTAATTAACAACCGCTCTTTTTCCGTCCTCGTGCGCTCTGCATTACCCCAATACATCAGCAGTCGCCGCACGGCTGCCCGCTCATCTCGCCTTTCCCGCGTTGCTTTTTTCGGATTCAATTTCCCGCCTCCTTTTTGGATTAAAAACCGTCGTTTTTGATGTAATTTTGCAAATCTTTTCGGTGACCAATTTGCCGCCGCCGTTTATTTGTAGTTTTGTTGTTTTTGGGTGCCCCATTGCCGCTCATTTTCGAAGCTTCTCAAAAATCGAAAAATTTTTCTTCCGATGGGCCGCCCCGGTACCACGGAGGGTTGATTTAGCTTTTTGATGCCCCCCTCCCCTCTATTTCGGCCTGTTTTCTCCGGCACAGGTTTGCCGTGTTCCCCCACCGGCGGAGTTGTCCCCGAACCCTCCAACGCTTTTCTCTGTCATTCATTTCAACACTTCTTTCCGTGTTTATATGGTCTGCCCTTGTTGTAGAGCATTTTCTCCCGTACAATGCCGTCCACATCCAGTTTTTCATGCCCGAACCAGTCCAGTATCCTAATAAGGCAATCGGCCATTTCGACGGCTATGCCCTCGGGCTTTCCGCCCACGCCGGGGTAAATCATGCCGCGGCCGGCGCGGTATTCCTCTACCGCCTCCGAAAGCTCACTATGGCAAAGGGCGACAATCTCCAGCAGGTTGCAAGGCTCGTCCCACCAGCCATGAGCAACGGCGTTTTCGTGTATTTCCTGTGCCAGCTTGTACAGCGGCTCCTCGTTGTTGTGGATCGTTATCATTTTTCTCCCTCCCATATCAGCGGCCTTCCCTCCGCGTCTACCATTATGCATATGCCGCCTTGGTATGTGCTCAGGTATTGTATCCCCGTGAGGTTATCGACATATATTCCATACGTCGCACCCACATCCAGTATCCACAGTCTACGATTGCCAGCCTCAGCCTTTCCGCACCCGCACAGGGCGATGGTCAGCAGGGTTAATATTGTTATTGTTATTGCTATTACTCGTTTCATTTTTCCTCCTTCGGTGGTTCTGGCAATGGCATCCAATGAGTAACCTCGGCACGTCCACGATGGATAAAGTGGTCGATTGCCAGATACCCTTTGTCGATATTTGGCACTCCATTTTTACTTCTGGTAGCCACCAGCACTTCCACTTGGTCTTCAGGTAATCTATCCCTCACGCTTATCCAGTTCATCAGTTACCTCCTTCGGGGGGCTCCGGCATGGGCATCCACGCAATAACAGGATTACCTCTAAACCATAGTCCGCCAAACTTTTCTATGGGATATAAAAGCCCCAGCATGTCAATGTCAGTGCTGCCGGGATCGTAGTAATACCACCATTCCGGCAATAATTGTCTCATGCGTATCTCGCCGCGAAAAATCTGTCCATCTTGCAGCAGGATAATCACCGGTTCCTTTTCTTCTGGTAGTCTGTCTCTCACTTTAATCCAGTTCATTGGCTTCCTCCTTATCCATTTTCGCCCCGCAGTTAGGGCAGTAGTTTTCTCCAGTATGGTTGTACGCTACCGAATAACCGCATACAGAGCAAGTCCATTCATGGAATGTCCGTCCCCAATCATCGTCTTCTATTTCTGAGTGTACCCACTTCCCATACCGCACCGGGGCGTAATCCACCATGTCTTCATACGGACAAGGCCCTTCGCTACAATACTCACCGGTCTTTTCGCATATCCCAGCGTGTGATTCATGTATGCAGAATTTAGGCATCAGTTGCCTCCTCATCTATCTTCGCGCCGCAGTTGGGGCAATAATAAATAGAATTTTCTTGTGGTGTTCCGTCAAGTTTCATAAGCACTTTACAATCAGTACATTGCCATTTATAGCCGTGCTTTTCCCACCGTTCATGCCGTACTTCTATAACATCGGCAGCAGGTGCAGTTACCATCAATTCCCTCGCTCTACCAGGCGGGCCAACATGCTCCGCATCGTATCGGGCAATCAACGCCCCACGCTCTATGAACTCTTTAACCATTGTCAGTCCTCCTGTTCGCTTTGCTTAAATATCGTTTTGCCCAGCGTATCCAGCGGTTTGATATGCAAAATACGTTCTTGTGGTATAGTCTGTCCTGCACATTTGACGCCTTACCTTTCGTGCGTTTATACAGTGCTCTCATTGTTGCCCTCCAACTTCCTACCGCAATGCCAGCAGAATTTAATCATATTCTGGCTTATTGGCTGTGCAAATTCGTCATCAATGATCGTGTATTCGGCCTTGCACCAAGCACAGCCCTCATCGTGTTTGCCATCCAGTGCAAGCGCATCAATCCTGCGGAGGGAGGCCGGCATGCGCAGATAATCCTCGATCACCGCCGCCGCGCAGGGCCAGCCGTAGCAGACCGCGCAATAGTAGCCCTCGGCCATAGCGCCGCTCATAAACTCGTTTTGATTTGGTGTTGGACTATTGGCGCCAGTTTTGAGCTCGATGTATATGCCATGGTAGCCGCCCCGGGCGGCAGGGATAAATACATCGGGTATGCCAGAATGCACCCCCTGCCCTATCAGCCGCGCAGCGGTGCGCTTATCGCGTAAGCCGCCGTTGGGTATGTGGTGGTAGAGCGTCAGGGCTGGATACTGCGTCCGCATCATCCGCGCCCAGTTGGTCAGGGCGGTCTGGTGCTCGTCCTCTTTGCCTATTACCGGCTGGGCAGGTCGCCATACGGGTATGCCCGCCCGGTTGAGCTTCATGGTGTAGTCCTTCAGCATGTGTCGTCCCTTTCTGTGAGTATTTTTATAATTGTTTTTTCGCGTTCCGTTAGTTCATACCTTATTGCTGCCGCTTTTTCTGCTGCCGCTTTTTCTGCTGCCGCTTTTTCTGATAGTAAAAACCCGCCGCCGAATATCGTTTTATTTCCTTGTGCATCGAGTTTTCGCACAAACGCAACGCTTTCGGCTTTAATCGCCAACTGGGTGCCATGAACTGCCAGATAATTTAATCTTGCCGCACTTGCAACGTGTGCCGGATACTCATATTTGGGGAGTTGTTTGTGCATATTGCGCGTATTTTCGCCGTCGGCTTGTTTTATCGCCTGGTGCAAGTCCGGGGCAACCAGTATTTTAAATTCGCCGAGATTAGTAACGAACGAGGTATTGACTTTTGCTCCGTTGGTGTATGTGATATTTACACCGGCAATGACGTAGTTGTTGTTTGTTACCCCGCTAAATAACGTCAATGCCGGCGCAAACAAGAAATAACGGATACCTCGATCATTGTAAAAGCGTTGTATGTTTGTAATTATGGAAAACGGTGGATTGTCGATAACGGCGCAATCATCGGGATAATCCTCACGGGTATAATCGCCGCCCGGGTAGAAAGGGCGTATAATCTTTGTATTTTCCAACCCATACCGTTTGACCGCCCACGTCTTCACGGTCTCATAAATATTTGGCGGCGTATAGCAGTCGTCAGTCGTTTTTTTCGGCTTAAATTTTTCGGTGAACTTCGCATACTCGCCAGTCATCTCTAACTGGATACCGTTTAGTTTGTTGCTCATATCGTCCATTGTCATCTATCCTTCCAATCGTTCTAAAATCCGACGCATTTACAAGGCCCCGGCAAAAGCCTTGCGCTTTGCGCCGCTTAGCACCGCCGCTTGGGCGGGATTTTGACATATTTGAAATAGGTAAAGCCGAACTCTGTCGCGCCGCTCTCGACGAGGATATAGTCTTTCGGAGAGCGCGGCGGTTTGGCCGGCGTGTAGTTGCGTTTTATCGGTTTTGTCTGCTCCCTACCGCAGGGGGCAAGGTTGCGGGTCGCCATGTAATGGTGCCCGCCCTGCTCCGGTGTCCAGTGGTTAAAAAGGTAATTGGCCAGCCCCGTATAGTCCGGGCCGTGGTCTATGCCGTCATAGTGGACGTGGGCCCGGAGGTGCTCGCAGCGGTTGACGCTGCCCAGCGTCCATTGTTTGCGTATGGCCTCCTCCGGCACTCCGTCCGTCAGCATGTGGGCGTGTATGCGGTGGGTGTTTTTGCCGCGCCCCATGTAGATAACGATTTTTGCCTCCGGGTAGGCGTAGAGCAGCCGCCGCCGGAAGTTGACGCAGAGGCGGCGGAAATCCTTAAAATCGTGTACCTCGTGCTCGTCGTCCTGGGTCAATGTGCTGTACATCGAGGCCGGGGTAAAGTTTTCGTTGACCAGCCGGGTATGGGCCCGGCGGGCTACCTCAAAATTAAACCGCGCCCGTTCCTCGTCCGTCTTAAACCTCGGTTTTCGCGGGCGGTAGGGTTTTTGCGTCCTGTCGCCCACGGAGTATATGATCCGCTCCAGCACCACGCCGGAATATATATCACGCCGTACCCGCTGCATGGCGGCCTCCTTTTTTTAATAATCATGTCTTGGCCCTTTGCCGGGGGCGGTGGTTTGCGGTGCGGGCGTTTCCCCGTTGGCCGCACCTGCCGCAACCCTATCATAATGGAGGACCGGGTGATTGCCGCACCCGGCAAAAGGTCAAGTTCTGCCCGTGTTACCGGGCAGGCTTTAATGCGTGTATGTCCTCGGTTTTCTTCGTGCGGCGCGGGATAAATATCTGCTCTATCACTTTGTCGCTGTGGTCGTCCATGAGCCTGTCCGCCTCAAGGATATGCAGCTCCCGCCCGTCAATGCAGAGGCGGCATGAGCCCTTGTACTGGGCATATGTCCGTCTGGCTTTCGCAAAGTCGTTGGTCTCAATAATGGTCTGCGTCCCGGCGGGTGTGCGGATCAGGACGGTGTAGGTGGGTAGCGCTTCTTTTTTCTTTTTCGGCATTTTTCAGTCCTCCCCCAAATCCCCTATTAGATCAACGCCTATTTTCGCCAGTTCGTCGGCGGAGTATTGGCGTTGGCTGTGGTTCATAAAGTAACTGCCATTGTCCTTTTTGACGTTGGTTTTCGCCGCCGACAGGTAGCCCTCAAATTTTTCCGAGTTAAATAGGGTGCAGGGGCGCATATACTCCTGCATCTTTGTCCCCTTCCACGCTGCCCAGCGGCCGTCTATCACCCGGCGGCAGTCCTCCGGCGTATGACCCTCCGCAATGCGGGCGTTGATATAGCTGCGGTTTTTCGGCGTTTTTTGGTATTTAGTCCCGGCAACAGTGTTGAGGTAGTCTATTACCGCGTCGGCGGCGGTCGTGTCAGTGATCGCATTGCGGGCGGCAACCTCTCCGGTCTCCCGGTTTATCGTTACTATCAGGGCGGGCCTGCCGTTGATGCTGACAGCGGCCCGGCCTTTTGTGTCCATGTGCTCCCCTATGCTGCGCAGGAGCATGTCATATATCTCCCGGCTTTCCATGGGTTATATCTCCTTTTTCTCCTTTTTGGTCTCGCTGCGCTCTATGGCTATGCCGATAGCGGCGGAGCCGGTGCTCTTTATGGTGGCTTTGACCCCATCCGTGGTGGTGATGACCGCTTTATCCACAAATCCGCCGTACACCCGCTCGGCGAGCTGCTGCAATATCTCCCGCGTCTGCTCGTCCACGGCCACGCGCTTCTGGTGCGGGTTGCCGGCAAACAGCTCCTCGATGACATCCTCTGCCTTTTGTAGGGCCTCAGTGCGGTCGCTCTCTCCCCGAAGGGCAGCCTCATGAGCGTCGCGGTCGCGTCTGGCCTCCTTGCAGTCACATATGAGGGTAGCTATCGCGTCCTCGTCCGGGTCGTCGATGTTTGGGTGCAGGGCCAAATAGCTCTTGATATTGAGCAGCTGCCCGCAGTAGCGGCAAACGCCGAATGTCTTTTCAGTTGTTTCCACTTTGTTTGTCCTCCTTTGATATGTTTTTTTCGCAGTCTTTTTACGAGCAATAGCTTTCAAGCACCGTCAATCTGTAACTGCCGTCATTATCCGGTGTGTCGTCAATCTGTACCGATTGGAGGATTATAAAAGCGGGGACAACCCCGAGCGAAACCGACGGGTCGTCGTAGTCGGCGGAGCCGCCCGCGCTGACGCGCCATGCGCCGTCAGAGGAGTACCGCGAGGAAAGCCACCAGAAGGCCGCCGAGCCGTTAAAGGTCTTTTTGCGGTTATTCCGGCCAGTGAATATAGGCCATGCGAATCCCTCGTCTACTCTGTGGTTGTCGCCGCAGCCTACCATGGTCATTGTGGGGGCAAATACTTTCCGTGTTATATCCTCAGCGCCGCTGCCGTTATATAACGGGATCGTGCTGGGGATAATCAGTTTTTTAAACTCGTCGGGGTAGCTGTTGTATATATCCGTCATGCGTTTGTCCAGGTCTGATCCGGCGTACTCCGCGTTGTTGCCGAACCAGCACTGGCTGTGTATGTCCTTGCGGATAAACGCAGCCATGCCTGCGCCGAAAAAGCCCAGGGTGTAGTCCGCCAGCTCGTAGGTTCCACCCTCGCGGCGCTCGGGGATTTTGATATTGCTTCCGAATGGTAGTTCTCCTAATTTCATTTTTTTATGTCCTCCCTATGATATGTTTTTAACTCATTTGCTCCACTTGTCTGGCGTTGAGCTTGCCGCGCTCGATCAGTTTGTATATTTCGTGCCTATCGATGCCCAGCCGCTCCCTCGTCTCCTGCGTTGTCAGCCATTCGCCGTCCACTTCGACGATCCACTTCCTGTATATACGCGGCGGCTCGTTTTTCTCGTCCGGCAAAAACAGCGGGCAGGCGCGGATGACGTAGGACTGTATAATTGTCGTGTAGTTTTTGCCGTGGTAATAGTTGCTGCCCTTCAGTGTTGTCTCCCTTGCCTCCCAGCCCTCAACGGGTTCGGGATCGGCGCGGCGAGACCAGCTGCAGCCCATGCCCGGCGCGTTGGTCGCCCTCTGACAACGCCAGCACAGAGTTTGTCCGGTTGTGCACGCTTCCATATCTATCTCCTTTTGCGTGGCGCGAAGGCAAAGCCTGTCATTATGCCGATCACAAACATCGGCACTCCCCAGCTGAAAAATGCTCCCCACATATCATTTGTCCTTTCCCGTTGCAACGTATAAATTGATGTAGTCGTTGTTCGCGTCCATGCAGAGCAGGGGCGCATCGAGCAGGGCGGCTACCGTTCTGCCGCAGACGGCGGGAAGAATATCCTCCCTCTTGAAGTCTCCAATCAGCGCCCCGTCCGGCGAGTGGTACAGCCGTACCCGCTGTGTTTTCAGTAGGGCGATCATGGGTAAAAGCTCCCTTACTTGCATATGTAATCACTCCTCCACTTACGGTATCTCAGTTTTTCCTCGTCCCAATCCGGGTATTTGGCCATGAGGTACGCCCGGAGGGCCTTTCTGATCTCCGGTCTGCGTTCTGAATTGTCGTAATCCCTGTGGCACTCGGGGCATAGGGTGACGATGTTCTCTTCTATTCCCTTGCCGTTATGGGAGCGAGGGATAAAATGCGCGTCGGGGTTGCCGGGCCTGCCGCACAGGACGCAGCAATGATGATCCCTCTCCCATACCCACCGTTTGACTTTGAGAGGTATTTCGCATGCTTTTGTGCGTTTGCTTTTCATGGCTTTTTATGAGCAATAGCTTTGCAGCTCCGTCAATCTGTAACTGCCGTCATTATCCGGTGTGTCGTCAATCTGTACCGATTGAGGGATTACAAAAGCGGGGACAACCCCGAACGAGTGCGACGGGACGCAGCAGTTGAAGTTGTAGTCGCAGCCGTCCGTGCGGACGAACCACACGTAGTCAGAGGAGTACTGCGAGGAAAGCCACCAGAGGGCAGCCGAGCCGTTAAGGGTCTTTTTGCGGCTATTTCTTCCCGTGAATATAGGCCACGTGAATCCCTCATCCACTCCGTTATTGTCGCCGCAGCCTACCATGGTCAACGTGGGAGCAAACACCTTGCGGGTTATATCCTTGGCGCCGACGCTTTTATATAACGGGATCGTGCTTGGGATAATCAGTTCTTTAAACTCGTCGGGGTAGCTGTTGTATATTTCCGTCATGCGTTCGTCCAGGTCTGATCCGGCGTATTTTGCGTTACCGCCGAACCGGCAAAAGCTATGAATATCTTTGCGGATAAGCCCTGCGGTGCCTACGTCAAAATTATTGAGGCAGCCGAGGGTGTAGTCAGCCAGCTCGTAGGTTCCACCCTCGCGGCGCTCGGGGATTTTGATATTGCTTCCGAATGGTAGTTCTCCTAATTTCATTTTTTTATGTCCTCCCTATGATCTGATACCCTCCGGCGGCGCGGGCTATCGGCAAACCCGTCCGCGGGAGACGCACCGGGCCTGAATCCTGTTTATGCTCGCCCGGTCGAGCTGCTAACGTGCTGTTGTGGGTTTGTTAGGTCATTTGCATCACCTCCGGCGAAAGGAGACAGCAGAGGGCGGTGAGCAGAAGCAGCGTTTTGTCGGACATATCAGGTGGTCTGTGTATATCAAAAAGGAGATTATAAACTCTGCCCATCGGACACCGGCCCAAGATGCCGCCCTCTGCTCTCCCCTTTCGCACGGGGAGCTACTGCACTTTGTATTTACAATCGTCGTACTTATGGCGGCGGGTAGCCTTTACCCTGGGCTGATCCGCTGTCTTGTCCTCTACCATGGAGGCCATGCTCCGCACCAGTATGAGGGGGGCGTGGCCGTCGGCGGCGGTCGCCATGAGGCGCCCATCCCTGCACATGGCGCGTATGGTGCCGGGGTCTACGTTGATGATCTCGGATGCCCGCTTGGTGGTGACATACTCGCCGTGCATCTTCACCATGCGCTCCTCCAGCGCTTCGACGCTGTTTATGCGCTCGTCCACGGCGGCGGTTATCATGTCCCGCAGGAGCTTGTCAAAGTTATCCATGGCGGTTTCCTTTCTGTGGTATAATCAAAAGTAAAAAAGGGTTTTATGCTGAGTTTTGCTTCTTTCCGTATTCTTGTTTACGCTTATTTTCATCGGGGCTTCGGCGTATCCGATGTTGACCGCATCGTGGGTAAAAAGTTCGCGCAGGGTTGTATAAACCAGCTGTATAACAAGAACTTGATATCCGTCAGGTACATCGCCGAAGGCCGTAACGGGCTTTTATTGCTCATAACGCAAGACGGTCGCGGTTTCCTGCAAAGATCACTTGTCGGTGCGCTGGTTACAGCAGTTTCTCTATCGCTTGCAGTATTAGCCCTAATATGACGAGCGCTCCGAGCACGAATATTTGCGTTTGCGTCCGCCTGACCTCTTCATAAATGCTTAGCAGTTTCTTGTCTGAGTTCTGCTCGTCCCATTTGCACGTCCACTTGTCTCTAAACATCATGCCGCTCACCTCCTATGTTGTCTGTTCGCTTTTTGACACGCATAGTGTCATGCTACATCAAAAAAAATTGCCTGTACGCTCATACCATAATAATCAGCGATTGTGATTTTGACTTCATCACGAGGCGTTCTTTCGCCGCTCTCATATTTTCGCAAGGACGATGCCGTAAGCCCCATTTCAATAGCTGCTTTTTCGCTACTTATGCCTTTTGTCTTGCGGCATTCGCGCAACCTACGTCCTATTTCTTCTCGCGTGGGCATGATTTTCACCTCCCATTCTTTTCTGTGTTTTAAGTATAGCACCATGACACTAAGCGTGTCAACACTATTTGTAACATTTTTTATTTACATTTGTCACTCTCTGTGTTATAGTGGTGTCGAGGTGATATGAATGGCTTTATTTGGTAGCCGAATTAAGCGTTTGAGAACAGAGCATGGCCATACTCAGGATGAATTAGCGAAACTTGTCGGGGTGTCAAGAAGCACAATCTCCATGGTCGAGCGCAATGAGCGCCGTCCTGATGATGAATTGCTCGAAACGATAGCCGACATATACAACGTTGATATGGATTACCTGTATGGGCGTCAAGAGGTCGAGAATCTTCATAGGCTTGTGTCCGAAAACGAGTATAAGCTTATACTGGCTTACAGAGAATTATCTCAGGAAGCCCGCGTTCTCGTCGATCATTTTGTATTATCGCAAAAATAGCTTTGAATTTTTCGGGGTCTTTTAAAGCTTCAATAAAAGCTCGTTCTTTTTCATGTTCAGTCATCTTTTTACCTCCAAACACTTGTTCTGTTTTGATAATAACACGTTAGATTCAAAAAGAAAGGGGGAATTTGTATGGGAGTACCATAAGAGGGACTGTGCTCAACGATGTTGCACAAATCGTGCCTCGGATTTGCCTTTAACCGGCAGAGGGAGCGGGAGCCGCTCACCTCCGCCTCGGCCAGAACGGCGGAGAAGCTTCGTGGGAGCCGCCCCGGTCTGAATTAAGCATATCTCGTTCCCTTGGTTTTTTAAAGCCACAAATAGTATCCTTTCAGGGTAAAAATTGTTTAAATGGGGGGTAAAATAATGGACTTTGAGCGATTGCAGGAGCTTGTGCGGCAATCCGGTAAGACGCAGCAGGAGATCGCGGACGAATGCGGGCTGTCGCTCGCTACTGTCAAAAAGGTGCTTCACGGACAAACATCAAATCCCGGCGTAGATACGCTGATAAGGATATTAAATACCATTGGCAAAAGTCTGCGGGATATAGATTCTGACTTTGTGAGAGTTCCGCAAGGATATAGTAAAGAGGATTTATACGAAGAACTTATCGCCACTAACAAGGAGCGTATAAACGATCTGGTAGCCGAAGGGCGGCGTAAAAACATTCAATTGCCCCTGTTGTCAGGTGTTTCCGTGTTATTGATGGTGGTTTTAAGCGGAATATTTATCATAGATAGCAGATATCCGAGCATGGGGCTGATACGCCCCGAAACTAAGCATTTATCGACAATAGCAGGGGGTATAATGCTGGTTTTCGCGATATTCGCAGGCTTTCTCATATACATCAGCATAAAAGAATGGAAAAGGTTAAAATAGGAGGGTTTGGTCAATGGGTATGATACATCAGTGCTCTCAGTGTGGGAAAAAGGGGTTGTTCTTGCCGCTCAACAACCTTGGGCACTGTGAGGAATGTATAAAAAAGAATAAGGCGGAACGAGACGAGCTCAAGGCAGAGCAGGATGAGCGCGAAGCGAAACAGATCAAATGCGAGGCGGCGCAGGACGTGCCGCTCATCGCCGAAACGGAAATTACAGACGACGAGGCAAAGAAAAAGGAGGAAGTTGAAAATATGGAAAATACCGGTGTTCGCAAACCGAATGTATCTGAAAAGGACTGGCTTACTACGCTGCTTTTATGTATATTCCTGGGTGGCTTGGGTATACATCGGTTTTACGTCAACAAGCCGCTCACGGCTGTTATTTGGTTGCTGACTGCCGGCTGCTTTGGTGTTGGTGTTATCATAGATATATGCAGTATAGCCAGCGGCAGTTTTACGGACGGCGACGGGGCTGTGATCCTCTCAGAAAAGCAGCGGGACAGGGCACACGGCTCTGGTGTGCAGGACGCGCCGCCCGTTGATGCCGTCGAGCAGCTCCGCAAGCTGGGTGAATTGCGGGATAGTGGTATCCTGAGTGATGAGGAGTTTGCGGCGAAGAAGTCCGTATTGCTCGGCAAGATAAAATAAAAAATCCCCCGGCTGTCGGCACAGCGCAAGGGGGATCAGAGGTGGGTGCTTCTCCGCCTCCGATTTTAGCACAACGGGAGGTTTTTGTAAATGGCAAGGCAAAGTGACGGGAGGTATAGGGCTAAAGTAACCGTCGGTAAGGATATGAACGGCGGCAGCGTGATAAAATATGTATCTGGGCGCACAAGGAAGGATTTGGAGGCCGCGAAGGAGGCTGTCAGGCAAGAGTTCATCAACGGGCGCACCGCACAGAAGGACGCGCTTTTCGGCCCATACGCCATACAGTGGTATAATGTCTACAAAAAGCCGAACATAAAGGAATCGGCGCAGAGCGGATATAAAACGGCGCTCAACAAGCACATATTGCCGGTGCTGGGAGATAAGCGGCTCACCGCAATATCCACTATGGATTTGCAGGAGCTGCTTAACTCCAAGGGCGATACGTGCGTAACCATAATCGAAAATGTACATCATGTGTTAGAATCCGTCTTTAAGCGGGCATACTCCGAGGGGATAATCCAGCGGGACGTGACCGTGGGGTTGGTCAAGCCTACGAAAGAAAAGTCAAGCCGCCGGGCGCTGACGGAAGCAGAGGAAGAAGCGGCAAAGAAGCTGATGCAGGAGGAAAACGGCCTGCTGGTGGCATTACTATACTATACCGGAATGAGGCTCGGTGAAGCCCTCGGCCTGCAATGGGAATGTGTAGATTTCAGGAAGAAAGTCATACACGTCCGGCAGCAGGTCAATTTAAGGAAGGGCATGATAACCCCGCCCAAGACGAAGGAGAGCATACGGGATATACCCCTGCCGGACGAGCTGGCAGAAATGCTCGTGCGGGGATTCCCGCAGGCGTTTGTATTCCCTGCCCCCGATGGCACATACTACCGCAATTCCTCTTCGAATAGGCTATGGCGTTCGCTGATGGAGCGCATGGCAGAGTTGGGGTCCGACATAGAAACGAGAGAGGACGGCGCCTCTATCCTCACGCCGCACTACTTCCGGCATAATTACGCCTCCATACTCTATAATGCCGGCGTTGACGTGCTTTCCGCGCAGAAATTCCTCGGCCATGCCAACGTAAAGGTGACGCTTGAAATTTATTCACACCTTTCAAAGGAAAAAGAGGACGCAAGCGCGGGCGCGGTTATGGACGCT